CCTTGAACATCTGTATTACTGTCTTCTCTGTGCCTTTCATGGCCTTGGTCATCTCTGCATCATCACCCTTCTGCCATGCCTTGATCACGTGTGTTGAAAGATTAAGGTGTGTGGCTTCGTCCCTAGCAATCAATGAGAGGATCTTTGCTGAACCTTCCATTAGTTTCAGTTCACCAAATGCGAATGTGCAGGCGAATGATATGTAGAATCTCAATCCTTCTAATAGGTTAACTGTGTTCATTGCCAGGTACAGTTGTCTCTTCAGTTCAAGCATGTCAACTTTCTTGCCTACCGCATGATCTAGTGCCATCTTGCCAAACTTGTCATACTCATGTGTCACACTCTTTGCCCTCTTCAGGATCTCCTTGTCTTCCAGGATAGTGTCAAACACTTCCGCTGGATCTGAGTACACGTTCTTCATGATGTGTGTGTAACTTCTTGAGTGTATGGTCTCAAAGAAGTCCCAAGTAACTATGCAACCTTCCAGTTCTGGATTTGAAACGTATGGCAGGAACATTAGGCTTGGCCCCCTACCCTGTACTGAATCCAACAGTGTTTGGTATTTCAGGTTACTTGTGAATATGTGTTTCTGTTCAGGTCTGAAGTTCATGAAGTCAGCCCTGTCCTTCTGTAGTGAGACCTCTTCGGGTCTCCAGAAGTAACCCAACATGGTCTGGTTCAACTTGTCGAACTGTGGATATCTGAAGTTGTCGTATCTCTGTACGCCACCGTCCTCGCCAAAGAACATAGGTTGTTTAGTGAAGTCAACTTTCCCCTGGTTAAAAACTGTTTTTGTCATAATAATTCTTCGATGTTAGATTGTACAGGCTTCGCACTCACCGTCGTCGTCTGCGGCAGTACTTATCTGATCAACAGGATTTTCGGGTTCGAGGATCACGTCCTCTCCGTCGTCTTCTAGTTGTGCGGCGATACCCGCTGGTTGCACGTCTTCTTCCTCCCCTTTGAAATCATATGTGTTCTGATAGTAACTTGTTTTCCAGCCATACTTGTATGCCGTCAACATGTCCTGTGCCATCGCTGACAGAGGCACTTCGTTGTTCTCGTGGTGTAATGGATTGTAACTCCAGTTACCTGATATGGCCTGGTCAAAATACTTCTGCATCATTGCAACAACATTGATGTAACCTGTGTTGTCAGGCATGTCCCATAGCAGTGTGTAATCATTTTTAAGTTTAGGGAACCCTGGTGCTATCTGCTTCAGAGGACCTTTCTTGCTTTTCTTGATCGCCATCAATGCCCTCGGTGGTTCAATACCGTTTGTCTCATTTGAAACCACAGAACTGCTCTCACTTGGCATCTGTGCTGAAAGTGTGCTGTGTCTCAATCCATACTTGGCGATGTCTTTCCTTAGACTCTCCCATGCCATTCTCTGTTTGTGTGGCACGATCTCATCAACTTCTTTCTTGTAGTGATCTATTGGTAGCAGGCCGTCTGCGTATTTGGTTCTCTCAAACCCTTCACACTTGCCCTTCTCCATTGCTATGTTGCAACTAGCTCTCAATAAATGATATTGGAACGCCTCAGATAATCTGTCAACTAGATCCCACGCCTTTGGATCTGAATACTTGACGCCATGCTTGGCCAGGTAGTGTGCAAGTCCAATGTAACCTATTCCTAGACTTCTTCTTTTCTTTGTTGATACTTCCGCCGCTCTCACTGGGTAGTCTTGGTAGTCTATGATCTGTTCTAATGCCCTAACCGATAGGTCACAGATGTTTTCTAATTCACTGAGATCATTCAAAGCACCAACGTTTACCGCTGAAAGGATGCACAGTGCGATCTCTCCCTGCTCGTCGTGTATGTCCTGTATGGGTGTTGTGGGTAACGTGATCTCCTGACACAGGTTACTCATTGAAACTTTGTCTTTGAATGAACTGTGTGAGTTGCAGTGGTCGAGGTTCATTATGTATATCCTACCTGTCTCTGCTCTCTCTTTCAAAAGATCAAAGAACAAGTCCTGTGCTGGTACTGTCTTCTTTGGAATAGTTTTGTCTGCCTCATACTTCAGGTACAAGTCGTCAAAATCTTCTGTACCGAACGCTTCATACAACCCTGGAGCCTGGTGTGGAGAGATAAGCGTGATGTCTTCCTCGTTCATGAATCTCTCATAGAACAATTTAGATATCTGTATGGAGTAGTCCATCCTTCTAACCCTGTTGTCCTCTGTGCCTTTGTTGTTCTTTAGTACAAGGATGTCTTCTATCTCTGGATGCCATATCGGGAAGTGTACCGTTGCGTTTCCACCACGCACACCATTCTGTGTACAACATCTCACAGTTGACTCGAATTTCTTTAGGAACGGAATGACTCCTGTGTGTTGGACCTCCCCGCCTCTTATTTTGCTATTGATGCCTCTGATACGTCCTGCGTTGATCCCTATGCCTGCCCTTCTGGCAACGTACAGACCAATGGCCATGTCACTTGAAAAGATACTAGGTAGAGTGTCATCACTGTCAACAAGTACACAACTTGCGAACTGTCTGATAGGTGTCCTCACTCCTGCCATCACTGGCGTAGGAATGTTTATCTTGTGTTGTGAAATCGCATCGTAATATTTTTTCACATAACTCATTCTTGACTTTGTAGGATAGTCTGCAAATAATGTTGCCGCGATCATCATGTACATGTCTTGCGGTGTCTCATACAGTTGTCCTGTGCTCCTGTCCTGCACAAGGTACTTGTCACATATCTGTCTCAGGCCCGCGTATGTGAATTTGAGATCTCTATCTCTCTTGATCCACGTGTTGAATTTCTTTATGTCAGTCTTTGTGTACTTTTCCAGTATGCCTTTGTCATACACACCCGACCTAACATTCCTTAGAATAAGTTTCAGTAACGGAATGTATTCGTACTGGCCGTGTGCTTCCTTCCTCACATCGTATGATAGAAGTCTCGCCGCGGCGTATTGATAGTTGGGTGCCTCAAGGCTTATTAAGTCATTTGCTGAACGCACTAGAACGTTTTGGATGTCCTTGGTAGTCATGCCATCATAGAACTGTATGTTGGCATTCATTTCAATCTGTGACGACGACACTCCAGACAGACCTTCACACGCCTCTTCAACGACGAAATGGATTTTGTTTATGTCAAGGTCCTCCAGCCTGCCATCTCTTTTTTGAACTTTGATCGTACTAGAGTTGGTGTTGGGCATTAAGGTTTTGTATTTTTTGTGTTTGATTTTTGTTTTTGTTGTATCCATATTTATCTAAATCCGTGTGTTTAACTTTTTTTGTCTTTGTCTGCTACCTGTCATACGAATAAAATCACAACGTCGTTTTGTGTTTTTATAATGTACTAATATTACGACAAAAAAAGTTTTCTGTCTATCTGTTTGTGAAGTTTATGCCAAGATTGTGGTCTGGTAATCTATTGTTGCCGCCGTACCTGTGCTGGTAGTAGTGAACTTCAGTGCGACCGTTTCTGATCCTGCGGTTGAATCCTTGTCGTCGAGTGCGGCTGTAAGTTCAACGCCAACGTCTGATCCGCTTTCTGTGTAGGTGTCGTCGTAACTGACACCATTGGTAGAAGCACTCACTACCATTTCACCTGTCCTGTCAAGTGTTCCTCTCACAATCTTGTAAGTAATCTTTAAACCTTTACCTGCAAGTGCTGGGTATTCATTTATCGTAGTGGCCGACGATGTGTTGTCTGCAAGAGTTTGTGATTTTATTGCTTTGGTCTGTATTCCTATACCTTGTAATTCTGGTGCGGCATTTAAGTTTGAACTACCGTCCGATCTACGTAGGTCTGATCTCTCAAAGAAATCTAGGTGAGATGAACATTCATCGTTGTCATACTGTATCACAGGAACTTCACTAAACGTACCTGTGCCTTCGAAGTTGTTTGCCACGGTGCTGGCGTACCAGTTGCCTTGTGATATGATATTTCTTGGTCCAACACCGGCATCAGCACCTGCTGTAGGCTTGACATAGATTGCCTGTTGTCCAATGTCACTCCAACTCGAACTTGTGAAATGTACATCTCTTGGTCCATTTATTGAACCTGCTGTACTACCATCCATCTCAGCACCTAACAATGCTCCGTAGTAGGCAGTTGAGAAATCACAATCATGGAATCTTATGTTAGTTGAATCATTACTAATGTCTACCAACCTAGCAAATTTTGTAAACTGACATTGATTAAACATCACATTGGTAGTAGAGTACACTGATGTTGACTCAGTGACTGTTACACCCTTTGACGTGCTGGCATCTGCACCACCTGATGCGTAAGATCCTTGGAACTTGACATTGTTGAAATATGCTTTTGTTACTCTGTCTAATGATACTCCACCATAAGCAACTGTGTTCCTTAAAGTCATATTTGAAATCTGTATCTGTGTTGGTGTTGTGGCACTGGAGTTACCAATATTGGCACCAACATTGCCCTCATCATCTTGTGTGACCATCACGGCGTTGTTGCCTGAATTCTTTATAATTGTTTTGTCCGGACCTTCACCAACCAAGTGAGCGTATGGTGGTATCTTCAGTGCGGCATTGATCCTGTAAGTTCCTGCCGGGAAGAAAAGCACTCTCCTTGATCTCGTGTCGTCTTTATCTGTGTCCGTGTATATCTCGTCTATTGCGTTCTGTATGGCCGTCACGTCTGCCGTGCTGTCATCACCCGTTGCACCGAAGTCTTTCACCGACACGTACTCGTCGAGTCTCTGTCCCAGTGTTCTCGCCTGTGAAGTTGTCACAGGAGTTGAATCGCCTAGGTAACCTTGGTATGTGTGGTTCAGTGCTGTCGTGAATGCTGAACTGCCTGCTGTAACAATCTCCGTGTTGCCCACCGCTGGGGCACCATCTGATACTGTGCCGTTTCCAATGAACAATCGCTGTTCGTCTATAACCCAACCCAGTTCTCCCGCGGCCAGTTGCGGTAGATCTGTTCGTTTTCCACGTCTGTGCTGTATTCTTGATATCTGTACTATCGGCATATACTGTTATTTATTACAGTATCTTCTTGTAGTATTGTTCCAGTTTGGCGTACCACTGTCCCACCCAGTGATCGTAGTTGTCTATGTCAAATGTCTGATATTCGTTGTTCTGTGTGCATATAAAGATACGTCCTGTCTTGATCTGTGTGTCATACATCTTGTTGTGTGCTTCTGCATAGGCCACTAGTTGTAGGTAATAGTCTTCAACCCACTCTTTCTTCTTCAACCTACGTGCCTGTTTGAAATCCATTATGGCAGGTTCGCCCTTGTACACACCAACTAGGTCAGTGGTGCCTGCATACAGTTCTGGATAGTACAGTGAAACCTCTGATCCCCATACCTCACTGACATTGTTCAGTCCATTGTCTATGATCACATTGGCCATCTTGTGTGCCTTCTGCTGTATGAGATTGGATCCAGGCGTCCTGTCCTCCCCTTTCACGTGCTTCTCCAGGCTACGGTGCATCACGGTTCCTATGTTGGCACTCTCCGTGGTTATCTGTTGGGCCTTCTCCACCCCAATCCTCTTGCGCCAGGCGTGTAGGTGTGTCATGTCCTTGGTTGCACTGAGCACTGTGGTCACACTGGGCACCTGCCTGCCGTCTGGTGTCTCGTAGTGTCGCTTGTGATTCTTGGTCACCCTGGCCAGTTCACCGTAGGGATATTTCTGATTGTAGGTGATGCCCTTATCCACTAGAACATCTCTTGGTATTTTCATCACTATATTTTATATGGTATTTTGTGTAAAGTCAACTACTTACGTCTGTTCATCGCGGACTTGGCCATCTTCTTGACCACATCCGTTGAACCTTGGTCGTCGTAGTCCATCTCAGGATCCTTCTCTGCCTCTTGATCTGTCTTCACGACAATCTTTTCGTTGTCGAAGTCTGCGACAACATTCTTTAGGTCGCCGTCCGCATCATAGATCCTCTTGAACACGTCATAGTTGAATGCTGGGTAACCGGTATTGCTCATGATCTGTTTCACTGCGTCCATGCTGACATCACTCGGCATGTCCTTCTCGTCGGCGTCGCCTTTCATGTTCAACAGGATGTTGATCAATGCTGACTCTAGGTCTGTGTCGCTTTTGTTGAATTCGAAAAATCTCACGGGACTACTTCCCCGCTAGTTTACTGAACAATCTGTTTGAAGCCTCAAACACTTCTTTGGATTCTCTTTGTTCTCTGCCTTCTGGTTCTGTTCCACCCGCTTCGGCATCAGAGGCGCCAAACTCATCTGACTCTAGGTCGTCGGTCCCTAAGTCATCTAAGTCTGCGTCTGTTGTGTCCATGTCCATCGTGTCATCGGCGCCCATAGGGTCTGATGCAACTTCTTCTCCGGTCAATATTCTTACACCGTTGTCTAGCTCTTGTCTAGTTGTCGTTAAAGTGGCTTCCGCCTGTTCAATCGCTGGTTGGATTTTTTGTAGGAATGCGTCTGATTTCTCAGCACCCATCTCGTCTCTGATTCTGTCTGCCAGTTCTAACATGCCCTCTGTCTTCATTGATGCTAGATCTTCCAAGAATGATGTCACCTTGTCCATCATGTCTTTGGCCGCTAATATTAATTCTGATTGTTCTTCTACACCTTCTTTTACATCTTCTTTGCTTGACATAAGTTTAGCCGCTACCACTTTTTCATCCTTGTCAAGGTTTTGTCCTTTAGACAGTTTGTCTTTGATAGGATCAATTATCTTGTCCGCCGCTGATGCTCCAAAGGCACTACCCGCGGCCCTAGCCGCTGTTTTACCTAGTGCCATTGCGGCACCGCCATACTCAGCAAGTTTTCTTTCTGAGATCGCTTGGTTTATGATGTCCAACATCATTTGATTCTTTTGATAGTTGTCATCTTTAAGTTCTTGTCCGAAGTGAGTGTTCTGCGTGATCTCGTGTATCTTTGTTCTCACGTGATTAGCGTAGTCCTGTAGTTCTTCCTCGTTGAACTGTGAAAGATCCATGGTCATGTTGAATCTTGATTCGAATTCTTTCAGCAATGATTCGGTGGTGATCGGTTTTGTAAGGTCTAAGCTCTTCATACTGTGTTTATTTATTATCTATGCTCCGAACGTGTCATTAAAGATCTGCTGTATGTTCGCCTTGCACTCGTCCGCTAGGCGGTTAGCGACGTCCAGTCTGTCCCAGTAAACGTCCTCCATCTGCTCGTCCTTGTTCTTCTGTGCCTCCCTTATCATGCGTTTGGCACTCTGTATGTCGAACAGTTGCGATGCGTGTTTGGCGTCAACGTCCAATATGTTGTAGGGCACGTTCTTGCCGTCCGCCAGGTAGTGTGCCACCAGTATGGCAGTCTGTTTGAGGTTGATGTCTTCATGCAATATCTTGGCCTCCATCATGTCCGCTATCACGTACACGTATCTGGTGCCTGTGTGCTTCTTGGGTACGATGGCTATGTTACCTATCAGGATGCCCTTGCTGAACTGCTTGGGCAGGTGTCGGAAAGGTTGACGTGCCTGTTCTCGTTGTGCCAGATCCGCCAGTTTGGACTTCAGCCCGTAGGCCTCTATCTGTTTTACCAGTTCTGATTTATTTTTTCCTGTCATTAGCAACAAACTTTATCTTCCTATTTAAAGCATATTGCATGTGGGTGTCAAGTTTCTTTCGCACGAAGATAGCCTTGTCCGCCAACCGCTTGGCCCTATCCGCGTCCTCCGGAGACAGTTGGTCGCTCCTGAAAGATTCTGTGGCGTGTGCCCGTATGAATTCGACGTCCGTGTCTGTGACGTAGACCTTGGCCCGCGGTGCTATCTGTATGAACATGTATTGGTAATTTTTAGCCTGGCATCTTCATCAGGATCACCACCACTGTAGATAGTAAACCTGCGACCACTGTGCCCGCCGTTGCTATGATTGTTTTTGTCTGTGACTTGTGACCTTGCGTCATCTCTTCGTTCATCTTGCCTAGACGAACTTCGATCGCACTCAGTCTGTCGTGTAACCCTTTGTATCTCTCTGAGCAAAGGTCCACGTGTGCTTCAAGGTTCTGTTTCTCTAATTCTGTTGTACTCATCAATATTATGTATTCTCTTAATTCCTGTTTGATCTCTCTGATCTCCGCTGTTATAGCCTGGAACTGTGCCTGTCGCATTGCCTAGATGAGCCTCTGTGTGTTTTTGTTTGTGCCTAAATGTACTGTTATTTATCAGTGGGACCGGCGTATGAAAAGTACGTGTTTATGATCCCGCCTGCCAGTGCACCGATTATCTTCTGCCTGTCAGTGCCCTGCATTTCCTTGGTGACGAAGGTGTGTATGGGTAGGTGTGCTGTGTTGGTGCAGTCTGCGACAATGGGTATGAGGCTGAAGTCCTCCACCAGGTTCTCGGTGGGGTCTGTGAAGTCTCCGTACACTCCCGACTGTTCAGTGAAGAACTGGAAGTGCCACGTGGAGTGTGCACCTTCGTAGTAGGATCCGAAAGCATGGTTGCCCAGGTTGGGCAGTTCTACTTTCTGTGGTGGCTGTTCCCACGTGATGTTACCCCTCATCTGTAGCAGTTGCAACATGGTGGAGAAGTTTGAATTTTGATTCCTTGCTATGGCGAGCGTGTGTTTGTCGTGTACCTTGATCCCTGACTCTGTGGTGAATGGGAATTGCTTTTTAAGATTGCCGTTGTTTGTGATGTCCACCAGTGTGTGTACTCTGTACTCGAACATTATTTGGCCTTGGCGTAGTACCAAATGTCCGGTGCTAGGTAGTCTTCTAATTTCTTAGACAGTTCGGGACTGTCTTGGACCAGTTGTTTAAACTTTGGCGTGATTGTTTCGTGTATCTTGATCACTGACTTGTCTTTCTTGTATCGTGGACGTACCTTCTCTATGCCATACGGGCATTTGAAGTCGTATTGTTTTGCCAGTGCTTCTATCTTGTCGCTAAGGTTATTGTCTAGTTTTATCAAGTGCTTGACTTCCTTGACACCATCTATCTGATCAGAATAACGCCAGGTGTATCTGTCGAAGTGTGGGAACCATTCCATTATGTCATCGTGTTGCCACCATTCGTACTCTCCCCAACAGGTGCTCCACTCCGTGATGCCGTCCCAGTATCTCTGTTCTGGTTCCTTCAGTATCGCGAACACGTCCTTGTCATAGGACTCTAACTTGTCTTTCTCTATCTCTTTGAATTCGTTGAGATGGAATTCGTTGAGCCACGCGATCATGCTGTGTACCGCACCGCCGGTCAGATGTAACCAACCTGCCTTCTCATTGATGTCTATGATCACAGGATTCTTGAGTCGCATTCCGTTGTCGGGTCGTCTCATAATTTCAAGGATTGTTTGGATGCTCATATGTTATAATTTAGCCGTAAAAAAAGAGTGGGCCTTAAAAAAAGACCCACCCTTATGGTAATAGTTAAAACTATTAACTTACTGCCGCCGCAGTTAAGATACCAAGTTTAGTTTCTGTAACTGTTGCTGAACTGATTGTTGCTGTAACTCTACCGTTACCGTTCAACGCTCTGATGGCTGTTTGTAAAGCCGCGATTGTTGTAGTAGACGAGATTGAGTCTAAACAGTCTGTTCTTGTACCGTAAGTTTTTTGTGTGTTTGAGTCTGTTAATGGACCTTCCATTAACACTGGCACACCGTTGTTTTCGATTGTTGCTCTAGTCATTTCTAAACCAGCAGTTGAGTTAGACGCTGAGAAGTCAGATGTTTCTGCGTTCATGGCGTTGATGAAGTCAACTGTGAAGAAAGTCATATCAACTGACCCTACTTCGTAGTTTTCGTTTCTAGAGAAGTTGTTTTTACTAATTGGCATTTTGTTATCCTCCTTTTTTCTGATTACTAAATGCGGTGACACCGCTCAGGTATCACGTTGCAAGTATTTAGTGGTAAAGTTGGTAAATTATGCTGTAATATTACGATTTCAGCCACACTTCGTCACTTCTCACACGTGAGTGACGGTCATAACCGAGGTTCCGCAGTATTTTCCTAGATTCCTCGACTATCTTGGGCCTCTTGCGTTCCTTCATCTCGATGTTGATCACAGGATTGTTTCTCTTCAGGGTCTCCTGAGCACCTTGGAGCACTGGTATTTCGAATCCATCCACATCTATCTTGATGTAGTCAACATCACGGAGATCGAAACTGTCAAGGGATCGACATTCTATGTCACCTTCCCTGGGTTTGGTGTCCCCCACCACGTAGTTTAGATGTGTGTGATTGGTGCCCTGTTCGGCCGTGTGTGCATGTGTGCTCAACCCATATGGATACAGTGTCACATTTGATTCTGTGATGTTCTTGTTGAAGCATTCTCTGAAATTGGGGTTTGGTTCAAAACAAATGACCTTGTCAAACCTCTTGGACAAGGGTCTTGCCCATTCGCCCACGTTGGCACCTATGTCGAGGGCATTCCTCCAACGCTTTACATATTTTAAACTGTTGTCCCTCTGCGCCTGTTGACCGTTGCCTGCCTCTTCTAGGTACGTGGGTTCGGTATGGTTGAGGTAGTAGACCCAGTAACTATTTTCGTTTGGCATCACACTCTTTACAAGCACAATCTGGACAGTCCCTGCACTCGGTACAGGATTTTCTACAGTGCTGTTCACACCCACACTTCTCACAGATATATTTGATCATTTTCAAAATGCCCTCTCTAGGCATCTGTCACAGTCACAGTGATCACACTTCTCACAGTTAGAGCAGGACTCATCGCAGTGTGGATCGCAGTTGCACCTATGGCAGATTTTTCTTGGTTCTTCCATTACAGTTCCTTGAATTTTTTCAGTATGTCTGTGTTGGGCAGTTTGGCCTGTAATTGCTGTTGCAGTCTGTGTAGGGTCTGTATCTTCATCTTTGAATCCAACTTGGTGTAGTTGGCCACTGCTCGCCTGATGTTCTTGAGGTTGGCGTCTGTTATGTTTAGTGCCCTCTCAAGATGTGTTAGATTCCGGTAGTGATCCTCCCAGGTCCTCAGGTATCTCCTCAGCGCCATCACGGGCACCGGTTGTCTCTGTCTCATGGCCTGTGCTTGGTCCTTGTTCTTGAGCTTCTTGGTGATCTCGGGATCACCTGACACTATGGCCAGCATGTTGGATAGATCGTTGTTGATCATCCTGACTTGATCGAACGTGCCCTTGGCCATGGTCTGGTCCGCGTATGACTTGGCGAAATCTGCTGTGTCCTTGTGTTGGCTCATCAAGGCCAGTGCCAGGAAACTGAGATATATCCTCTCTGTGACCTCTGGGAAAGTGAATCTCTGCAAGTCATTATGCCGTCTTATAACCTTGCCCTCAGATACATACTTAAGAAATGGTGTTAACATACAGGTATTTATAGGCTATATGCAACGAAACTTTATTCTCACAGACATAATGAAAACTGGCCCTCACCAGCAACTAGAACAATTTGTTAATTTGCACAGCATAGCCGATCAGACTTTTGACATGACAGGAGAATATTTTACCTTGCATGATTTTGATTTAGACAGTTATGACAGGAAGTTCGCTATTCTCGATTGCAGAAAAGTCAACAGGTCATTTGAAAAGAACAAGGAATACAGTATAGAGTTGAATAGACGTTGTGATTTATTGCACAGTCAAGGTTTCAACTTCATAAAAGCAACACCATGGGAATCTTTGGAAAACGTCAACGCTGAAACACAATATCCTGACATAAACTTAGAACATATCAAATGGACAGGTGGGGTAAGTTGGTTTTGGTTTTACATGTACATCAAACACAAAGACAGCGAATTCAATTTCACACACGATCACAACGGCAGTTATTGGCACAAAAAAAAGGATTTTCTTTATCTGAACAAAACAGTGCGAAATCACAGGATAAAACTCTATGATAAATTATTGGAACATGGCGTCCTGGATAACAGCATACACACCTTCCATTCCCACCCCCACAATGAACGTGTGTTGCCTTCCAGATATGAACTACCATGGGCACAGGAATATGCATTACGTGAGGGGCATTGGGACCAGGACATCTTTGAACTACCATACAATGATACGGTGTGTTCATTAGTGTCAGAGACCAATGACAACGACTATGAGGTATTCATGACCGAGAAGATATGGAAGCCTATAATAGCCAAACATGTTTTTGTAGTGCATGGCAATTATCTATATCTGCAAAAATTAAGGGAGATAGGATTCAAGACATTTGGCAATTACTTTGATGAGAGTTATGATCTCGAGAAAGACAGTGATGAACGGATTCACAAGTTAGTGGACCTATGTAAAGATCTTAAGGCAAAGTGTAGCCAAGGCAGTGTTGTAGAAAGCGGCAACAAGAAATGGCAAGACATTTACCTGCAGACACAAGCACTCCGAAAGCACAATTATGATACTTTTTTTAATGAGGCAAAATTAAGTGCTCAGATCAACAAGACCTTAGAACTATTTCTTGAATTTGCTGATAGCCGTCAAGTTTCTTCTTGAAAATCCTAACCTATCTACCAACTTAACAGCGTTGCCTGACTTGTCCACTGCGACGAAGCCCTCTGGTTCTGTTACCTCTAGTCCGCCATCCGTCTGTTGGAACGATCCTATGGCCTGTGCTTGGTTCATTTTCTTGAGCACAAATGCCTTCATAGTCTGCACTGCTCTGTAAAAAGTTAGCATAGCCTGTAACGGCTTCTTCGCTCTGTTCAGGAACACTGGCATCTGTTTCATCTTGTCCTGTCTCAGTTGTAACGCCTTCTGTGCCTTAAGTCCTGACATCTGCTGTTGCATTCTGTCTGTGTAGAACTTTTTAAAACCCAACAAGAACTTGTTGGCATCGTTAGGAAGTTTGCCTTCCCTTACCATTGCGTTGATGTACATTTGGAACATGGGTATGAAGTCTTGGTTCTGTCCCAACACACTCGATAGGTTCCGTGGCACACCATTCAAAAGTGTCTCTAACTTCTCTATGCCGTTGAAAAATTGTTTTGTTTCGTCATCAGTAAATTTGGCACTGCCTGACACGTCCTTGTACGTTGCGTTGTCAAAGAACACATCATTGCTTTTGGCGAATGAACCAACATCTGCCCCACCTTGGGCGTTCATGTCCGCAAGGCTATCACCAACATATGTTGTATGGAATATGATTCCTACCTTTGCTCTATCTATTTGTTTGCCTAGATCACTTGCTTCTGGTACTGCATACGTGATTGTGTTAGGTGTGAATGTTAGGTTAGGCTTGCCGTCCACGTTCTTACGTATGATGTCCTCGTCAGTAAACAATAGGTCACCTTGCACCACGCCTTGAATGTTAAGTTTCTTGAGATGTACAAGACACTTTAATAACTTCTGTCCTAGGTCGTCTGTACCGTGATTGTTTGCTATGTCTCGCTTGGTATAATTGATCTTTGCGTTCTTGGCGAACACTGACTTGGTACCCACAAAGAACTTACCGTTGTCAGGATTAGTACCACATACCACAGCAGGTGCACCATCCCATTTGACAGACACACTCATGGCCTCTGAACTTGTGCCTTTAAGTGTCAGTAGTAGTCCTCTGAAGTATTCTATTACAGCCTTGCCGCCCTCGTAGCCGTCGGTTATCACTATGTCCTCTATGTGTTCAAGGTGTGTCCTCTTAAACTCTGTTAGGACATCTTCTATCAACATTGGTTAGTCCTCTTGGTATTCGCCGTCTTTGATTTTGAGTAGATTCTCTTTGACGTCTCTGTTCTCTTTGATACGAGCGACGCCTTTGCTGAACTTGGATGCGTCCATGTTCTTGAGTGCTGAGTTGAATTTCTTTTCCAGTTTGAATGCTGTGTCTTGGTCGAAGTTTTCCCGGATGTAGGTCATCAGCCTGATCGCACTTTCAAGGATGTGAGAAGCCCTGCTTTCCACGACTTCTTCCTTGTCTCTTCTGAGAGGCATTGAGCTCAGTTCTTCTAATAAACTTTTTGTATGTTTCTGCATTGTAGGTATTTACTCCTTATTGTAGCACAATTCTAGCATAAGTCTATTGGTCTATGCTTTTTAGATAGGTAAGAATGTACTTTTCTAGCTCTTTGTATTGTATCTCGTTATGATGATGTCTATACTCCGGCGTGGTTCTCCTACGATCGTAGGGCATCGTGCCCCACATAAATTTGTTGCCGCAGAACTTCCAGATATCAATAATCCTTTCGTTTTCCGATATCAGGTTTATCTTTTCAAAGGCTTTGTATCTTTCCTTATTTTTAGTTGGTCTGTTAAGGTGCCCCTTGTCAAATCCGTTGCACATGTCCCATATCAGGTAAGGAACATTCCTGCTTTCTAGAAAACCCGATATCATGATAATGTTAGTGAACATAAGGTCCCAATATGTTTTTAAGTTTGGTATGATTTTGTAGTAATAATCACACAATTTATGTATATCATCTATTAAGGAGTCCTCCAGATTGAAACTGTCGTTCAAGTAGTTTGAATTTTGTAATGGCACCCAACTTCCGTCAATCTCGTCCTCATCTTTGTTGAGTGCCAGTTCCCACCTGTGCGTAAATGTCAATGGTAACATGACCATGCCGGGGGAGCCGTTCTGTGCTATCCATTCTATTGTGGTCCTGCAGGCTCTTTGGAAACTTGTCCCGCTCTTTGAAATATTCACAACCTTATTACAACCTATGCCTGAAACAAAATCTTCTGAAGGATTCCAACACTCTCCGTAACTGCAACCATTTACCAGCAACGTCTTCATTTTACTTTGCGATACACGAAATACTTTCGTGAATTTGTGTCATCACGTATATCTAACACTTTTAAGTTTAAAATTTCTGCCAGTTCTATTATAAACGGAACATTCCAGGCAAAGAATTCTATCCAATCTGCCTCGGGTTTGTCGTGTTGCACACCTGGGTTGACCCTGAAGAACATGGTACCTCCCTCTGCCAACAGGTTCACACATCTCGACACTTCCGCGATTATTTTGTCCCGGCTACCAAAGTTCACCGAACCCAAGCACATGATCACGTCAAATCGTTGATCCGTCTTGTACTCCAGTGTGCTGACCTGTAGGTCCGCTCGATCGTTGTAGGGATCTATGCCTATGAGATTGTCTATCTTGCCCTTGAACTCGTTATAGCCACAGCCTACATCAAGAACTGCCCTTGGTTTGAGACTGTTCACTTCGTCGATAAGTGCCACACCCGAGTACTTCCATTTCTTCATGTCGTTCTGCCAGTACTTGGAGAAGTACTTGTGCAGACAGGCGTCGTCTATTGCCTCCACGTATTGCTCCATTGTGTCGCAACGTTCCACTTCCACACCGAATGTTTCCAAGATATATGGTTGTGTTATCTTCGTGAGATCGTTTTTGCTGTGTGCCAATAATTGGGCGAATATCTTTTTGTTCATACTTTATATTATATTAAAAGTTTGAATGTGTCTATATTTTTTTCTTTATTGGATTTGCTAGTATGTCTCTGGTCGTGTCTGTTATCACACCTGTGATTACCAACATGGGTCTGGGCTTGTTGCTGGCGTTTGCGGTTGCGTGTGGAATGTTCTGCCAATCAAATTTGTGTATGTCTCCTGCCCTCCATCTGTCGAACTGTTCATTTCCATACATTAGAAACTGTCCAGGTTCCCAATCCTGTAGCATGACCATTATACGGACAACATTGTTCGGATCAGCATCTAGGTCATATAACTTGTCTATGTGCATGTTCAATACCTCACCTGTGAACTGTATGTGTAGTTTAGATTTTGTAGATGTCATAGCAAAGAAGTCAGTCATCCTTTGCAGGGTTGGACATTTTGTGAAGTCTGCCAGACCTCTGTAAATGGTCATCTTGGGATCAGCGCCTGCTGTCCTTAGATCATTCTCTTCTGCTTCCACATCGACATTGACGTTTTCCCTGCCAGTACCTTCCCTACGGTTGCCCCAGTTCAAGGGTTTGGCATCTTCTATCACTGCCTGTAGTTCTGTCTGCCATCCACCTGTGAACTTGCCCAGATGTTCAACACAATCCGTGTCAGGGTGCCATTTGTTGAAGTGATAGTTGCTTCTTGCTTTTGCGTCTTCCCAATTACTTGTAGACATAGACTTGTATTCCCTTTTCTGCGTAATTATGTACCTTTGCTTTATGTGAAGGGAAACTAATTTCCAAATGATTGCAAAGTTCCACGTTGTCCTTGACCCTTGAGATTCTTTCTCTGTTGTCGTGAATGAACTGCATAGTGTCTCTGTTCTCTGCCTGTATGTGATCCCACATACGATCTAAGTTCTCATACCACTGATAGTTGGGATATGTTATGTTGAACTCCCCACACAGTTTCCACCATTCCAAACATTCAAAGTCATTCCTGTAGACCATTACGATCGGATGGCTCTTGTCTTTTAGTTCATTCAATCTGTGTGCGAATGTGTGTGACTTGATAATTCTTTTACCTGTGCCCGAGAAAGGTCCGTCCCAATCTCTGTTGACGAACTCCATTCCCGGATCCCAGTAAGCACCAATGTGCATTAGATGTTTATTGCCAGGGGTGTCAGCATCGTGCCAGTATGTCCTCGCCTCAGAATAGTCTGTGTGATCTATGTCATCACTCCAGTAGATATTCTTGACGACACTACTCCACTTTGATCCCGGCGCCCCTGTAAACAATATGTACATTACTTTGTCAACTCTTCCTTGTAGATGGCATTGTAACCCAACTGATTCTTTCCAAAATCAGACAGTGTCTTCAATGCACCTGGTGTGATGAATGACTTCAGTGTCCTCACTGCGGCGTCACCTTCAGCACCTGTCCTCCACTCGTACTTGCCGACCTTCTTCTCTATGGCGGCAACTGACTCAGGATCCTTTATCATCTTGTCAAGTGCGGTAACGAGTTTGTCCTTGTTTGGATTGCCCTTGTTCACCCAGAACGCTTTCTGTAAAGCATCTCTCCAACTCTTAACAAGTTTGTATGCATCGTAGAAGTCACCACTTGGTGCAACTCCGTGCATTTTCTCAAACAATGCTTCGAACGTTGGCTCAGTGAAGTTTGGATCTTTATCGTGTCCGCCTGTTTTTACATTAAGCAATCCATGATGGAACCAAGTGTAGGCATCGCCTTTCTTGATCACTGGCATCACGTGTTTCTTGTATGCCGCAGGATTCTCTCTTGTTGCATTCAAGTCACCTCTGATGAAAGCCAGTCTCCTCTCAGACCCTTTCATACCTTTCACCCAAACGATCTTGTCTTCGAATGTTTTTACTGGATCGTTGTTTGGTCCTGCAAGTAACATTACGATAGCCATTATCTCTGGAGTCATACCAGATCCTGATGGAAACTGTATTGGTCCATTTACTGTGTCCGCTTTGTTCCTAGCACCAACGATGATGTTTAGGTTCATATGTCCCACTGATTCCCAATCAAAATAATTGTAATCTACAGGCTCTGTAAGATATGATATACCATTACCACCGTGTGATACAAGTATAGTCTTGTCGTCGAACCTTAGTTCATTTTGGAACTCATTAGGTCCTAGTTGATCTCTTGCACCTGGCTTGTAGATGAGATTGATCTTCTCACCTAGGTGTTTCTCCCATTCCGCTACAACTATCTGTGCCCACACAGAAGTTCCACCAGATGGTTTTTGTGGCACGATCAAGTTGTAATCTGCCAATGCCGTTGTT